CTATGAATAAACATAAACGACGTAACTTTAAAAAATATAGGGGTCAAGGACGATGAAAAATAAAAAATTTCCAGATATGAGTGGTGACGGTAAGGTCACTAAAAAAGATATTTTAATGGCACGCGGTGTGATTAAAAAGAAAACTAAAAAGAAGGCAAAGAAAAAAAAGTAATGGCAAAACTTTGTGCAAAAGGTAAAGCCGCAGCAAAGCGTAAGTTCGATGTTTATCCCTCAGCTTATGCTAATATGTATGCGTCTGCCGTTTGTTCAGGCAAAGTAACACCCGGCGGTAAAAAGAAGCCGAAGAAAAAAGCCGATGGTGGAATGATTAATAAAGTTTCACAAGATAGAAAAAAAGTTTCCAACTATAATCAAGGTGGCATCGCTAAAGGATGCGGCGGCATTATGTCCAATAGAAGGAAAGTAACTAAACGTGCATAATGGCGCAAGGTGGTTTAAGAAAATGGGTAGAAGAAAAATGGGTGGACATAGGAGCACCTAAGAAAGACGGGAAGTATCAACCATGTGGAAGAAAATCAGCGAAGGGTTCAAAGAGGAAATATCCCAAATGCGTTCCCTTAGCCAAAGCAAGATCTATGAGCAAATCTCAGAAAGCGTCCGCCGTGCGAAGGAAGCGTGCCGCTGGAAATACTGGCCCAAGGCCAAAAATGGTTTCAACCTACGCAAAAAAGAAAAAATAGACGAACACGAAAAACATTGGGGAATAGGATCATGAATTTAGAAGATTTAAAAAATGAAATTAAAAAAGAAGAAGGTTATCGACTAGAAGTTTATATTGACACAGAGGGATTTCCTACTGGAGGCTATGGTCATAAAATAATAGACGGTGAGAAAATTCCGACAACTAAAGAAGGTTGGGAAGAATTATTTGAAAAAGATTTTGCTCGTGCTTGTGAAGGTGGCATGAATATATGTGGTGATTGGAACATTAAAGATGAAGCCAAAGCCATTATTATTCACATGGTTTATCAAATGGGTGAGGCAGGAGTTCGTAAGTTTAAACGTGCTTTAAGCCATTTAAAAAAGGCAGAATACAAGTATTGTGCGGGCGAAATGATGAATTCGCGGTGGGCAAATCAAACCCCTAATCGTGCGAAAAGACTTAGCGATCATATGGCTAATTTATAAACGTGGATATAATTCGATTTACAGACCATTTAAAAAAAATAATTAAGACTAGACAAAGTGACATTTCGTCTGCTATTAGTAATGGTAATGCAAAATCTTACGATGAGTATAAACAACTTGTCGGTGAGCATTTAGCATATACTAACATTTTACAGGAACTCTCGGACCTGCTAAAAAAACAGGAGCTAATAGATGACGAAACTGATAGTGCCTAAGCACTTAAAAGAAAAGGTAGAAAAACAGAAGGAAGAATCCGAAGCTGCAAAGCTACCAAATCCAACTGGCTGGAGACTTTTATTATTACCAGTCAGACTCCAAGAAAAAACAAAAGGCGGTGTTTACTTAACCGACGATACAATTAGCATGGCACAAATTGCCGGAAACGTTTGTAAGGTTTTGAAGGTAGGACCTTCTGCTTACAGAGATAAAGATCGTTTCCCTGATGGACCATGGTGCAAGGAAGGTGATTGGGTAGTCATTACCAAATATGCCGGATCCAGATTGTATATTGACGGTGGGGAATTGCGTGTTGTGAACGATGATGAAATCATTGCACAAGTCGACGATCCAATGAGTATTCTTCCGTCTAACGTAAAACTAGACAAGGTAGAAAGGTAGGTAGCCATGGCAGAAGATAAATCCAAAATGGTAGATATCGATACTTCCGGTGATGAAGTGGAAATTGTTTTAGATGAACAACAATCTAAAAATGAAAAAGAAACAAAAGATCACGGTGAAGTAAAAGAAGAAATAAGCGTTCAAGAAATAAAAGAAGAGAACGCTGAACAAGCACAAGAATCAGATGGTTTAGATGATTATAGTGAATCTGTTAAAAAGAGAATTGCTAATCTCACTAAAAAATATCGCGAAGCTGAAAGACAAAGAGAAGAGGCTTTAAAGTATGCTGAAGGATTAAGGAAGCAATACGAAGAAAGTCAAACTAAATACTCTCAGTTAGATAAAGGATATTTGAGTGAGTTTGAATCTCGAGTAACGACTCAAACTGAAGTTGTCAAAGACAATCTAAAAAGAGCCATACAAGCAAGAGATGCTGATGCTATTGTTAAAGCACAAGAACAGCTTGCTCAATTGACTCTGGACAATGAACGTCTCAAAGCAACGAAAAAGTTGGAAGAAGAGAAAGCTGCTCAACCTCAAACACAAGCAACTCCTCAACAGTATCAACAACCACAACCTCAACAACCCGTTCAACCCGATCCAAAAGCGGAAAAATGGGCAAGAGAGAACGCGTGGTTTGGTCAGGACGAGGCCATGACGTATGCCGCCTTCGGAATTCATAAAAAACTTATTGAAGAAGAAGGATTTGACGCACAGTCAGATGAATACTATAATGAAATCAATTCTCGAATGAGAAAAGAGTTTCCTCACAAATTTTCCGGTGAGGCAAATGTCGGAAAGCAATCGAAACCCGTCCAAACGGTTGCTTCTGCTAAGCGCGTAAATAAAGATGGACGCAGATCTGTAAGGCTCACACCCTCACAGGTAGCAATAGCCAAAAGGCTAGGTGTGCCGTTAGAAGAGTACGCTAGATACGTGAAGGAGGCGTAACAATATGGAAAATGAAACTAAACTTAATAAATCTTCACGCAAGTTGGAAACCCGTGAAATGAACGCTCGACCAAAAGCATGGGTACCACCTTCATCGCTCGAAGCGCCACAACCTGACGAAGGCTGGCATCATCGATGGGTACGATACGAATATCGTGGAATACCTGACGATAAGAATGTCAACGGTAGGTTAAGACAAGGGTATGAATTTGTTAAATCAGATACATACGGCGATCGTCTTGACATACCTGCAATAGCCGACGGAAAGTTCAAAGGCGTCATAGGAATAGGGGGACTTGTTCTTATGCGGTGTCCAGTTGAGATTAAGAAGCAACGTGATGCGTACTTCAAGTCTCAAACGGAAGGCCAAATGCAGAGTGTTGATAACGACTTAATGAAAGACGAGCACCCTAACATGCCAATCCATAGGGAAAGGCAAAGTAGAGTAAGCTTCGGCGGTCCAAAACCCGACGAAGATTAATTAACAAAAAAATATACTTAGGAGGTATATACAATGGCAAATAAAAACGCAGCCTTTGGTTTACGCCCATTAGCAAAGCTAGGCGGAAACTATAACGGTGGTGCTTTCACCACTTATGCGGTTAAGTCAGGTAATACCAGCGGTAATATTTTTGAGGGTGCAGTTGTAAAACTAGGATCTGACGGATATGTCGTCGCAGCAGGCGATAGTGACACACAAATTTTGGGTGTTGCGGGCGGTGTGGAATACACAGCAGCAGACGGTAAGCCGACATTTTCTAATTACTTTCCAAATACAACAGCAACTCAAGGATCCGCTGATATTAGCATAAGAGTATACGACGACCCGAATCAATTATTCTTGGTTCAGGCTGACGGTACTTCTGCTCAGACTTCAATCGGAATGAACGCTGATGTTACTGGAAACGCAAACGGTAACACAACAAATGGTATATCAAGCGGAGCATTAGACTCATCTAGTCTATCAACTGCTGATTTAATGTTAAGAGTGGTTGGTGTAACAGCTGATCCTGATAATAACGACCTAGCTAGCGTCAACGCTAACTTAATCGTTAAAATCAACGATCACTTCTACGCACCGAACACAGCAGGCGTATAGGAGGTTTAAACTATGGCTATATCAAGAAGTCAACTCGTTAAAGAGTTAGAACCGGGTCTAAACGCACTGTTTGGCTTGGAATATCAAAAGTACGAAAACGAACATGCTGAGATTTTTAATCAAGAATCTTCAGACAGAGCTTTTGAAGAAGAAGTAATGTTAACAGGTTTCGGTAACGCTCCTGTGAAGCAAGAAGGTGCAGCAGTAACATTTGACTCTGCAAACGAAGCTTACACAGCACGTTATTCACATGAAACCGTTGCTTTAGCATTCTCTATTACTGAAGAAGCTGTGGAAGATAATCTTTATGACAGATTATCAGCACGTTACACAAAAGCATTAGCTAGATCTATGGCACACACAAAACAGATCAAAGCTGCTAACGTATTAAACAATGCGTTCGCATCTTCTGGCGCAGCTGGTTCAAATCCCGGCGGTGATGGTGTGTCTCTTGTGAACGCTGCTCACCCAACTGTAGGTGGCGGAGCATTCTCAAATAGAAACTCAACTGATGCAGACCTTAACGAAACATCACTCGAGCAGGCGATGATTGATATTTCTCAATTCATCGATGAGAGAGGACTAAAGATTGCTGTACAAGCAAGAAAAATGATTGTCCCACCTCAATTAATGTTCGTAGCGGATAGAATCCTTAACTCAACATTGAGAACAGGTACA